ATACCCCAACCAAACGCAGGCATCTTACTTGGATTAGATAGTGTGCCTATCTTTTTTTCAATCTCCTTTATTTTCATATTAATATAACTCCCACAATAAAGCCAATTACAAACCAGTTAATTTCTGTTCTGTAATATAGTGACCATGTATTAATTTTTTCTAATATTTTTTTCATAATTTTAATTCTAATTTTCTAATAACAAGTCTTAATTGTTCTTTTGTTATCTGTCCAGTTTTATATTTGTCTGACAATTTATTAAATAATTTTAATAAATAATCTCTTGTTGTACCTAGATGATCACATATTATTGAACATGCTTTAGTATGAAACCAGTTTCTAGATTGTTGTATATCAGCCATAGTAAGATTAGTAGATACACTTAATTCAAATGCATCTTCCATTGTCTGTTGTATGATTGCTATAAGTATTTTTTCTTCGGGTGTTCTTTTTTTTATTTCTCTAATTACTTTTTCCATTAAAATTTTTTTTGTAATAATTTAATCCAGTCTTTATTTAATTGTATCCAAAGATTAGGCATATCTTTTACTTTATAAAATTCATTGTTGCTTTTTAATACTTCAACAGATGAATTGCTATCATAGTAATACTCATCATCTTCGGATGTTATTGTTACTATCTCAGATTCATTTGGGTAATGTCCATTGGTTTTACTAATGTCAGGTTCACCTTCAAGATTCCAAAATATTAATATCTTATCTTTTATTTTTGGTTTGTTTTTCATAATGTAATTGTATACCATATTGTATAGATAAAGTCAATCTGTCACATTGAATTTAAACTAAAAATATGATATGATTACCTGTCAATGCAGGGGGGGTTAGTATATAGTATAGTCAGTATTAATCTTTCCAATTATTTTTTCCTGTTATATCTTTTAATAATTGTTTTCGTTTTCTTTCCTGTTCTATTTTATTAATAATATAATAGGCAATGATTGCCCCAACTAGTAGGGCAACCATGTTGAATAGGAACATACCTAATCCATGATAAAATGTCATGATACTTTTTTGCCAAGAGCACTTAGGGCTTTGTGATAGAAAAATATAAAATGATCACTAGATACGTATCTTTCTATTTCTGAGTCTCTTGCCTCATTACTTTTGACAGCATCCATTGTACTATTATCTATTTTATAATCTTCACTACCCCTCTTACCAATTCTAATTGCTCTTTTATTATGAGAACTATAATTAGTTAGGGCATTGTATACATCATACAAAGTAGATTTATGTATATCTGTTTCTAATACATTCTTTAATAAATTATATTTATTATCAGAACCATTAGAGAACTGTTTAAATATACTATCTACTTCACCGCTTGATAATGATAAACTATTATACACTTCAAATTTATCCTGCATCTTTTCAAATGTAGTACCAAGGTGTTGTAGCTTTAAAAAAGAATCATCAACATCAAAATGTGTTGTATGTTTCTTAACTGTCTCACCCAAACTCTCAAATGATTTCATACCATTTTGACAAACTAATCTAAGAAACATTGCTCTTATCTGATATACTATTGATGCATCATAACTAGACACAACCTCAATACCAAATTTTAGTTTATCATCGGGATTTGTAGTCATTACATGTGGACTAAATTTACTACCATCATCAAATAATATTCTTAATTTAAGGTAGTTTAGATCGGGGTGTACATTAAATTGTATTGACGTATTATTTAATGTAATACCATACTCATCTAATGCATCTGATAATCCATTTAGTATTTTAGAATACTTTACTAACTGGTAATTAGATCCATGTAAATGTATTGCACGTTTGTTATCTGTATCTACTACAGCCCATGCAGGTTTATTTAATTTAAAAAGAACTGGATCACTAACATAATGTATTTGCTGTAGATCAACTTCAGTTGTTGCTCTATCATACATATCTGTGTGATTGTCTTTTAATGTCTCAATTAATGTAGACATATTTATCCTCCGTTGTTGGTTGGTTTATTTTTTTGTTAGGGATCAGCACTGGGAGAGAACATAACTAGATTACTAGTATATCGATAGCCCCTCATCCCAGCCTAGGCTACGCTCGTTGCTGATCCGTCTTTTAATTATAAAAAAAAAAGACAGGGACAAATAAATGCCCCTATCTTTGTTGTATCAGAATTTTATCGTTAAGTCAAATCACTTCTGCTCGAAGTCTTCAAACTTTTTATCGTGAAGATTTTTTAATAACTTTCTTGTCAATGGTGGGAATGTAACTTGATAGACACCTTGCTTATCTAAGAAACTAAACTTCATAGCTTTTTTGCCTATAAGTAAATACTTTAGTCTATGATTCATAGGTACGTTTCTAAACTTATAACCCTCTTTAATATCTAAATCAGTTACTAACATATTTTTTTCAGGTGTGGTGGTTCTTTTCTTACCCTTCTTATAAAGTCTTTTACCAGTAACCCCATCAATTTGAAACTTCCTGTCTTTAGTATCAAACTTCATTATTCTTTTTTCACCAATTATTTCCATTCTTTTTGGTTTTTTATAAAAAAAAGCACGACCTCTTTGTGCTTTATATTTTGTTATCTCATCATCAACAAATAAATGTAATTCATCTTGATGAAGTATAACTGTCTTTACATTTGTTAACATGTTACTCCTTATATTATTTGATTATTTTTCGGAAGTGCATGATTAATGCAATTAACAAAACCTTGTCGCCACTTCGTGATTATACGACTTAGACTAGTCCTAGTGTTAGGCTCATGCACTCCCCCTTGATTGTAATCGCCAGTAGTGTACTCGCCACAGCACTTATCTATAGGTGGTTCACCACACACTTAACTACATTCGTTGTAGATACTGATTAGAAAACAAAAAAGGGCAACCAACTCTCGCTGATTGCCCTTAATTAATATCAGATTATTTAGGTGATGTCAAATTTAAATCATAAACAATTTGATTTATTAATATCATCTGACCAGTCTTGTGATTTATCTACGATCCAAATATAAGATTTGGTTGTCGTGATAGAAGCACCTTCTGTTTCTTGCATACATTTTTTACCGACTAAAACTTGTTTATTAGCACAAGCCGTCATCGTTAAAAAGATGAATAATATCAATACTTTACGCATATTTCTCCTTTAATTTGTTTCTCTATTTATTTTAATATAAATTTCCCAATCGTTAGGATGTTCAAATTGACAAGTATCAAATTTATTTTCCGCTTCTTGCCAACCACTAGCATCTACATAGACTTGAAGATTTCTTTTTCTATTTATAAACATATAAGTACAGATAGAAAGTTCATCTGTAAAATCTTCTACAAGATCTAGTTTAGGTTTAGATTGAGTGCTAGCCATTAGTTACCCCCTACATGATCATCGTATCCAGTTACTCTACGATCACTAAAATCTTCGGGTATAAGTTTAAACTCTCTCTTGACTGAAATAAATTCAATAGAGTTTATCTCTTGAACCATTGCGATGCATCTTCTAAAGTCATCACATATATCTAAGGGTATGCCATCAGCATCAGTAAGTTTTTTAGCTGTAGCGAGAACTTTAGATATGATATCTTTTTTCTTCATAATTATTCTCCTGTAATTAATTAATTATGTCTTATTGATATCAAATAAAAAACCCCATGTCAAATGAATGACACAGGGTTTATTTTTATTGTCCAGTTATAAACTGAATGATAGGCATGACTACAATCATGAAGAAGGGTATGCCCATAATTAAAGTATATATCAAGTACATATTAGCTATCCTTTCTTATTAATTGATTATAAAAATAAGTTATAATAATAAATAAATAATGTCAAACAATATGCCAACGCATCAGCCCGTTTGACATGACCTATCACAAATGTTATAAATATATAATCAACAATTACAGGAGAATATATATGTCAAAAAATAGTGAACATGTTTTTGGTGTTTATTTTATAGGACTACCTGAAATGAAACCAATCAAAAATGTTACAAGATCAATAGTTGATAAAGTTGAACTTACTAGATCTAACAAAATGTTATCAGAAGATCTCAAAGAACTTCAACCAGTTATCAAGATGTTGAAAAATAATCAATGGTCATTTGATGTCGATCCTAACTGTCATAAAAAAAATATGATAATGGATATAATTGATGACTTTGATGCTCCCTAAAGGTTAGTTAAAATTTTGCCCTACCTCGCTGTGATAGGTCGCAAGGGCATGGTTGACATGCCATGGGCAAAAATGCAAAATATAAATTATGGTAAGTATGAGAAGGGGTATGCTTTTAAATTTTACCCGCTTGACTACTAGCAAGAGTTGATCGCTTGTGAGTGCATAATGTCATATAGAAAAAGCCATAGTTTAAAAAGATGTAGCGGAGAGTTTTTCTTCGCTATGTCTTAATCAAAATCCCACCACTTTTCCCACACAGTTTTTTATTCACTATGTCTTAATCATATATATATATATATTTTCACGTGTAAGTTGTAGAACATTTGTGGAACATTTTCACACGTGGAAGAGTTCTTGTTTTGTTCTTATTTTTAAATTAAAAGTTGAAAACCTATTTTGGACATATATATTTAAAAACTTATTTTTGACATATTTTAGACTTGTCATAGCCTTATTTTTAATATAGCTTTTAGTCAGTTTTGTATTTTTTAATTACGGATAACATAAAAATACTTTGTGCGATCCCAGCGTATATTCAGAAATAGTGACAGCAATTTTTTTGTTTAAATCGTGATGTGGCTCTTGGAAAATGGGCACGAGAAATACAGGCTATAAATCAACCTACAATTGAAAGGGGTCTTTTATGACAAAAGAACCAAAAAAAGTAGATCAAAAAAATTTAGATCTACAAGCCAATACTTGGAATATGGTCAAAAGTGTTGCAAGTAATGAGAAGAGCAATAACGGAAAAATGTTATATATTGCTCAAAATACGTTCAAAATGTTTGAAAATGGTAGTTTAGATTTTTCAAATTATTTTGATAAATCAGCGAATGACGTTAGTTCCAAAAAAATATTTTTTGATGGAGATGACAGAAAAACGTTGATTGCCAAAGACTACGGCAAATTTACAAGTCAAGTAATTGTTCCAGCAATGGGACAAAATTTGGCGGATATACAAAAAAATAATCCTTATGAATTTAGGGTATTAACTGAAGTATCACCGCTAGTAATGTTCATGATTTGTAATGCTGACGTTTACAAAAATGGCGAGTTTTTAAACGAAGAAACGGATCCAGTAGAATTTAGGATTTTCAAAAAAGTTTTTTCAGTTTCAAAAACTGACATTGAAAGCGAAAGAGTTTTTAAAGAAGGATTATTTGAAAACTTTTTTATGAAAGCGGAGAAGGGCAAAGATTATTATTGCACTTTTAGAGGTGAAAGAGGCGTAATTGAATTTGTAAAACAATACTTTATGCCGAAAAAAATTGCTTCAGAAAATGTTGCAAATGCTGTAGAATCACCGCTTTACAAAGCTATGAGCAAATTAAATGACTTAGAAAAGGGTTCACTTGGCACAACTCATCATTTAACAAACGTAGCTAAATCGGAGCAAGGCAAAGGCGGCAATGCGGATCAAAGACTTTTAAATGAAGTTAAACAGATTAAAACTTCAGTTGAAAAGTTTATCGATTTGCTTGCTAAGAATGACAATCCAATATCACAAAAGACGTTATTGGATATTCATTTATATATAATTGAAAAATTAGAAGATCCTAATTTTAAAAATTATATGAAGGGTAAAACTAAAGCTAACTTAAAGTTTTTCCCAGTTATCAATAATAAGGAGTTCGACAGTATTAGTGGGGACTTCCACAAATACGTATCAAACTTTAAATAATCAAGTTAACACTTAGGGGGGTACTGGTACAAAAATCGGTACTCCCCTAGGTATTCCCAAGCGGTAACCAAGTAAAATTCTAAAGAAAATTTCTAGGGCGCCTAGGGTTGCCCTATAAATTTTCTTGATTTACTTCGTAAATCTCTAAGGTGCTACTTCGTAGCCCTCATATTTTCCCATAGGTACTACCTCAAAATTTTTTGAGTACACCCTATGCGTGTGCCAGGGGGGTAGTCCTATATACTATATATGTGGAAGCCAGAAAATCCCCAAAGTCCATGTTAACTACACTGGGGGCCATATTCTAGGGATAAATATTCCGACAATATTCCTAGGAATACCCTATATACCATTTGTAAATATACCCTTACCATAGATGTATAGGCTCCCCTGGGGGTTCCTATGAACATTATACACCTCACATTCAATTTTGTCTATTACAATAATGTCGCAGACTATATTATTTAAAAATAAAACTTGACAAAATTGATATTTATCCTTATAATAGAATTTATATATTATTCAAAGGACACACAGACACGCATACAGTTAGTAAACACAAAGAGGTCATCACGAATAATAAAATATATTATGAAATTTGAAGCAAATATACCAAGTTATCTTAGAACAGGGCAGGGAGTATTCCCAGTCAAGGCTAAAGGTACACCTAAAGCGGAGAAAGAAACTAATTTTTTTAAATTAATGGAGAAAGGTGTTAACATGCCTGTATCAAATGATATAAAAGGTACAGAATCTGCACTACTTGGGTCTCCAGGAATGAATGAACCACAGGATACAGAGAATTTTTTAGAAAAAATGCAAAGAAAAGCACCAGAGTTAAAACAAAAACCTGTAACACCTATGGTTGCACAACAAAATATACAAGAACCTAAACAAATGGAGGCTGAAACAGAAGATGCAGATATCTTCATCAGCTAAAAAACTTCCATTTAAAGAATTAATGGAGATTATAAATGCAAACAATGGATTCTTCTATAACAAAGACTCAAAAAAGAAACTTAACAGATATGCAAGAAAAGTTTCTAGACGTATTGTTCGGAGAAGCACAGGGAAATCCAAGAGAAGCAGCTCGTATAGCTGGTTACTCGGAACATAGTTACCCAAAAGTTATTCGTAATCTTAAAAAAGAAATTACAGAGTTGGCGGAAACCCACTTATCAACGCACTCTGCAAAAGCAGCTACTAGGTTAACCACCTTACTAGATGAAGACGGCACTACACCACAAGCAAGTATTCGTCTAGCAGCTGCTAACTCAGTGTTAGACAGAGTGGGTATAACAAAAAAAGACCAACTAGATATAAATATGAAAGCATTGCATGGAATATTTATATTACCACCTAAAGATGGAACCGATAAAGATCAAAAAAAGAGCTAGAGTAGTTCCATTTGGTTTTAAACAATCAAGTGATCCTGATTATATAGAACCTATTAAAGAAGAATTAGATGCTCTTAGACAAGCTGAAGTATATTCAAAAACTTGTTCTTTAAGAGAAACGGCTCAATGGCTACATAGGAAAACAGGAAGATACATATCACATGTCGGACTTAGAAAAAGACTCGCAAGAAATAGCACCACCGAAACCGAAGAAAGTAATTCGACAGAAAGCCAAGAAGTCAGTCAAACAGATTCTAGCTCGCACTCGTAAGAAAGTTGCAAAGGCAGAACAATCTCTACGTTCTGCTAAACGTCACGCAGAAAATACAAAAAATAAACTGTTAACTATTGATAAAGCATTAACAGGTAAAGAGACACAACTACTTACAGAGGACATAATCGAGAGTGCTCCTAAGACAGTGCAAGAGCATATCAACCAGCAAGAAGTAATCTTTAAACCTAACTCAGGTCCACAGACAGAATTTCTTGCATCTTCTGAAAGAGAAGTATTTTATGGTGGAGCAAGAGGTGGTGGTAAATCATATGCGATGCTAGTCGATCCACTTCGATATTGCTCAAAAGCAAATCATCGAGCACTCCTAGTGAGAAGGACAATGCCAGAGTTAAGAGACTTAATACAAAAGTCTCAACTATTATACTCGAAAGCATTTCCTGGTGCAAAATGGAGAGAACAAGAAAAAGAGTGGAGATTCCCTTCGGGGGCAAAGATAGAATTTGGTTACGCAGAAAATATGACAGACGCGTTAAGATACCAAGGTCAATCTTACACGTGGATAGGAATAGACGAACTTCCACAATATCCTTCACCCGACATATATAATTTTTTAAGATCTTCTTTAAGATCCGTTGATAAAGATATACCTGTCTATATGAGAGCAACAGGTAATCCAGGTAACGTAGGATCACAATGGGTTCGAGAAATGTTTGTTGAACCTAGTGAACCAAATACTGCGTTTGATGTAGGGATAGATACGCCTAATGGTAAAAAATATATTACCCGTAGATTTATTCCAGCTAAGTTACAAGATAATCCTTATTTAATGCAAACAGATGATTATTATATC